AATCAGAGGGGTCTAAATAATAGGCTACTTCTCCGCTATCTTTTACTACACAACGCTTCATTGCTGATTGAATTGGCAGTGTACTTCTTAGTAAAGAATCACCAAGTCCAGTATAGGTATCAGTAGACTGATTCCAACTTACACCATAAGCGCCAGAAATTAAAGATGACGGCATTTTCCCATTGGAATCAAGCACGATAGGATTTGAAGCAGTATTCTGATTAGTAAACCCTACATTCTCACTAGCATCAATAGTAATAGCTGTACTCGTAGCGTTATCATCAATACCTGTTGAGGTGAAGCCTGCGATAGTACCAGTCATAGTACCACCAGCTTTAGGTAATGCTGTACTCAGTAAGTTGGTTTGTGTAATCTTCTTAGAAACACCACCATCATTAATTAATAATTCTTCAGTTCCTGCTGGGGTTGTCTTTGCTGTTAGTGCTGATACTTTAGTATATGCCATTTAATTGTACTCCGTTACGATGAATGTTGGTATTAATGGTTGAGAAGCTTCTATTACAACATAACTCCCACCTTGTTCTAGTTCTATTTCAAGCCATTGTGATTCAAAAGCCTCATGGTCTCTTTCATATTGGTTTCGCGTGACATACATCATAGCTGTCTTATGCTTCTTCCAAGATGTTCTAGCTACAGTAGGAAACTTACGTATCATAGATACCGTCTTCCCTCGTCTAGCTATTCTATTCTTCTTTGCCATTCAATCTCCTAGGGGTCGTTGCGTCTATGCCATGCTCTAAGTGTAGCAAGTTCATCTCTCATTACTTCAGCTATAGGCTTAAAACTTCTGATTACTTTATCATCCTTTCTAGGTGCTATCTTACCAGTATGTACTTTATAAGTGCTTGATTTAACAAGACTTCTTGAGTCATTAGGCTTCTTACTCATGGCGTGTTTAGGGCTATAAGATGTGCTAGGTGACTTACGCCCTTCCTTAACTGATTTAAGATGTACACCTGAGTATTTAGGAGCTGCTCCCCCACTAGATACTTCTTCTCTTTCTTCTTGTGGATTAATCATATCATCAAGCATAGCCATTAGATTATCAATCTCAGATTCTTCTTCAAGTTCATCAGAGAATTTCAAAGCGTTAGCTTCTCTATATTGAACTTCATCCATCTCTTGGTCATACGCAGCAAACGTCTCAGTTAGCATGTGTTCCCAAATCTCACGTAGCTTAACCTTGAATCTCTCAAGTTCTAAACTTCCACCTACAGAAGGCTCATCAACTGTACTACTTAATATATCAAACATAGTTTTTACCTCTTGTCTTTAATCTCTTATTCTCTCTCAAGTTCCATCTATGTGTATCTGCTGCAAACGAGTCATACTTCTCTCCGAATTGGAAGTTAGTACAAAACGCTTGTTCAAAAGAAGATGGTTTGCCACACTCAGGACACCTCTGCTCATCTTTACGATTAGCGTAAGAGACGATATGGTCTTTAGAGTGACCGTCCTTACAAGTATATTTATATAATGGAATGAGATTCTCCTAGATAATTCAGAATAGCCCTCTCATCTTGACAAGGGCTACGCTTAACTAACTAGCTACTAAGAAGCAGGAACTACAAATGCAATACCTGCATCGTTACGTAATTCACCAGTACCGTAAATAGTATCAGCAGTAAACAAATCACCTAAGTATTCTTGTTTGTACTGAGTCTGCGTACGTACACCAACTTGTTCTGCAAATACGATAGCGTCTCTATGGAATAAACCACCAACTCTATCAGTACCAACTGTAGGACAGTTAGATGATACAAACACATCTACACCATAGATTTGACCAATCTTACCAGTTGCAATAGCATCGCCGTTACCAATGAACTGTTGCTCAGTGAAACGGTTGATAGCTAATAAGTCATTAGCAGCTACTGGAGGTAGTATTAGTGAACGATTATCCATAGGAACATCAGCATTATCTAGTGCAAGAATCATCTTACGGATACCAGCATCAGTAATGTCAGTAGCGTTAGTTGAGTTACCAGTGTAAGCAGTAGTACCATTACCACCAATTACAGCTGTCTCCCATGCCGCAGCACCTGAACCACCAACTGTACCACCTTGAAGACCTTCAAACAAAGCAAATAAGTCATCATCTACCTGAGTAGCTAGTGCATAACCAGCATCATCAGTATAGAACTTACGCATTGAAGCAAGAGCTTGAACCTCAGCAATATCTTCGATAAGCTTTGAGTATTCGTAGTGCTTATCGATTGAAATGTTTACTACAGAGTTTGTAGCAGCACTTAGCGTAACTTGTGTATTAGCTGCTTTAGCTGAAGCTGAACCACGAGAAGGCGCAGGAATGTGAATAGTATCACCTTTCTTGCCTTTGTGCGACATCTTCGTTACTAGATTAGCTAGTACCAAATTAGATTTATAAGAACCAATAACTTCATCCGACCATAGTTCAGGGATGAAATTATTAGCGACCGAGGCTGTAGTATTATTAGTACCTAATCCCATATTATTTCTCCTTATTGAGTATTATTATTTAACCCGCCCCTCTGCGTATGCTTGCATTATCTCATCTGATAAATCGGCATACTTAGAAGGGTCGGTTCTTTGTAGTGTGATTAAATCACTTCTACGATACATCTTTTTACCACCAACAGAATCACCTGAAGAGCGAGTTTCTGAACTAGTTTGTCGCATAGCCTTCTTTCGTTTCACTTCTTCTGACTTCTTTACTTCTTGTGTCTTACCAATCATTGATATTTGTTTCCAAGTACCTAGTAATTCATTCGCAGCATTGTAGTCATAAGTAGCATCGGCCTTACGGAATAGTTCAGTACGTATTGCACTATCTCCAATCCACTTCTGGAAGTTACTATCACCAACCACATCCATAAAATCAGGATGTACCGACTCTAGTTGTGTCAAGTTAGCCTGTTGGACCGACTTAACATTACCTTCCCGTGCCTTGATAATCTCTGGATGGTTTTCTATCGCTGAATTTACTGCCTTAGCAGGGTCATCGTAGAAAGTATCTTCAAAACTAACAGGTTCTTCCATTGTTTCAGTAGCTTGATTCGCTTGAGATTGGGAGTCCATTAGCTGTTGTATCATTTGCCTCTGTTGTCCAACCTCTTGACCTTGCTTACCAAATGCTTTTTCAACATTCTGGTGCATGGTTATTACATCTTCCAATGATTTGCCAGCATACTTCTCTGGTGGTTCGTATTGAGGTTCCGCTTGTACTTCTTGCTGAACTTCTTGCTCTACCACTGGAGTTTCTGTTACCTGTGCCACACTTTCTGGTGCGCTATCTACTACTATACTCATATCTATCGTCTCCGCCCCGTAGGGTTATGAAGTTATTGTATGATGGGGCTAGTCTCCTAGATTATCCATCGCTATTTTAGTTGCACTTTCTAAGCTAATTATAAATCCTAGTTGTTGCAACTGACCCTTAGCGTGCCAAAGGTCTTTCTCATCGTTCATAGTGTCAACGTCTCGAACACTAGTCTCCATGTTTGTCATCTGGTCCATTAGGTCTCTCCAACCTTCTGTCTCAAATAAATCTAATCTATCTTTTAAGAACTCTTCGTCTGTCTTCATTGATACATTGTTTCAATAGCTGTCTTAGTAACTCTAGCTCTAGCATTAGCCAGATTCAAAGCAGTCTCAGACTTAAGATGTTCCACTTCTGGAATGTTCCTAGCAGTTTCAGAGTTCTTATTATGTATATCAGCCTTAGTTTTCTCTAATCCCATCATCTTCTCTTGTAATTTAAGAGTCTTCTCTTGGTATTTAAGTTCATCAGGTGCTAATTCCTGAGCTTGAGCATACCACTTAGTAGCTTTAGCTCTTTCTTCTTCAGCCATAGCCATAGTCTTCTCAATATCTGCTTGAGCTTGCTGCATCTGTAACTGCATATGTTGCTGTTGCATCTGTTGCTGCTCAGGATTAGGTTGATTACCTTGAGTTAAGGCAGCTACAATCTGGTCTCTATTATGAATAGAAGAGTTCTGCATCATTGATGTAAGAATCACGTTGAAAGCAGGTGAATCTTTAGGAATCGCTTGCAACATCTGTACCATCTGAGTCATCTCCAGCTCTTTAGCCATGATACCCATAGTAGAATATGGAACAAACTTGTAATCAGCTACAGGGTAACGCTCAACATCGAACTGAATCTTACGCCACATTGATTTATTAATCATTGGGATTAAGAAAGTGTTCTGAAAGTTCATTAATGTACGCTTTTGACGCTTGATACTGGCAGATTGTGCCATGGACATACCTGAAGAGGTAGCTCTATCAGCAGTACCGACATCAGCAGAGCCAGTTCCCATCTGTATCATGTTTTGTAATGAGGCGACCTGAGTAAATGTACTCTGGTCTGTGGTTCCCAAGTCCAAAG